TAAGCTGAACCAACTGATGAGCATGCTAGGCCCTAAGGATCTCTTTACTGACTTTATTAGTGACAGGGCGAACGTCTTGGCAGAGTATTTTTACGGCTATCAGCTAAGTCTTGCGAAGTTGCGAAGAGCTGTACTTAGTCAAGAGTTTACGATCACCATCCCTGAGAAAGCACCGGAGAAGGCTAAACAACACGTTCTCGGTGCCGCTTACACTTTGGAAGGTGCGGACGATAAGAAGATGCTGTTCAACCAAATTGAACTCTCCGACAAGTCAGACGAAGGACTCCTCGTGGTTCGCGAGGAATCTTTGAAGAATATGACGACAGTATTGAACAAAGCAGTGGTGATGACGGATCGATCCTTCGTCGAGGCAGCAGATTCAGATGAGAAACCACTGATGACTTCGGATTACGTGAATAGTGTGCTGGCGGCAGGAGTTCCGTTAGTGACGATACAATACAAGGGAGTGTATAATGACGTGATCGGTAGGAGAAGGAAAGAAGTTCCGACCAAAAAGAAGTAGTCTATGGAAAGAACTGAGATGGTGAAACTCACCCCTGGCATGACCGGTGTGACTGGTCAGCTGTATTCTGATTCAGGCGATTATACTCCGATGTGGCGATTTATATGGCGAATGGTATCACCTCTAGTTTTTGGCCAGTTCAAGCTTCGCTATATGGGCAGTCAAGTATCAGCGTTTGGACCCTTCCACGTACGAACACTAATGACCGAATTTGCGACCCTCGCTGAGAGGACGATGACCAATAGCCTAAACGCCGACCTGGCAGTCATCGCGAGGCTGTTCCTTCTTGCTCTAAACGGCGGCATCACCCAATTCGCTGAATTTGTACGTGCTACTAATCTGGCTGATCTGTATGCGTCACTGGTGCCGGAGTCTGCTGATGAGGCTCATCGTGCTGTTAGCACCGCTGTTCGCGACGAACTCAAACCCTTCCTTGTCAGCCTGCTCCGTCAGGCTATCAGGCAGCATGAGACCAGAAATATTGCAAATAACGCCAGAAGTGCGCTAGACGTTCTCACTAGAGGCGATGTGGTCAGTAATGTAATTTTAGCTGCTACCCGTCTGTCTAGAGAGTTAATCGAGGTCTACCGGACTTACAAAATGGCTGACCCCGATGAAGTCTTTTTACGGCTAACCCAAATCCTGCTAGATAACGAACAAACACCGGTGCCCTTGCTTACTGCTATCAATGACGTGAATGAGACCGCGACTGATTCGATATCTATCACAGGTGAGAGCCTCCTGCCTTTTCTACATGAACTACATCTCCTAGAATGGTTAAGATGGGAGCCTACACCTAACCAGATGAGACTCGTAGACGGGGACACGAGTCTGCCGGCTAATGCAGTCATACGGCCCATCTTCTACGCG